TCAGGCGCAGACGGCACAGGCCGCCGCATAGTCGACCGACCCACCCCAGCCAGCCCGCTAGCATCAGCTCAGCGGGCTTTCTGCGTACAAGCCACCAAGGAGGCACCTATGAGCAAAGAACAACAGGCGCAGATCAAAGAACTCACCGAGCGCGCCGATGCGCACACACGCGTGATTGATAGTCTCAACAACGATCTGAGCTTTTTCTCTTGAGGCTGTAATCGCTGATCTCGAAGCTAAGCACGCAGGCAACGGCCCTGCACCCTCACCCGCAACCTGCCTGTGCGATGATTGCGCCGTTGACGAAAAGCAGACCGAGCTTGATCAGGCACTTGCGATGGCCAACGAGCAACGCATGCGCCACAACAAGGCCAAGGCACGCGCTGAGGTTTACCATAATGACATGATGGCCGTGAGGGCTCAGTACGATGCCTCACGTGAGCGAGCTGACGCGTTGCAGGCCGATGTTGACACGTTGCAGGCTCACAACGAAAGGTTGGCAAGGGTGATTCTCGACGCGGGGCAAATAGACACTGAGGGGCCGATCAAGTTTTTCAGCAATCGGGTGATCTGCCTCAGTGTTGATCTCTCGCGTGATGAGGCTCACTTGCTGCCACCGGCAGGCCAGCAAGAGATCAGAGTTCCAGCGCCTGATGGGATCATGTTTTTAAAGGTTGAAACAATGAGGATCTACAATGTACTTGACCTTCTATCGAAGGCCTCAAAATACAAGGTAGGTATTCACACCGCGCGGTCTGAGTTTTTCCAAGAAGCGCATGACTGGCTCTTTGCGATCGCTCAAAATAGCCGGGCCACCAACAGGAGGGCAAATGCCTGACACCAAGCCGAAAATATTTCGCATCGTTGAGACCGACAACTTCGATGGTGATCACCCTTATGAAGTGTTCGCCACAACTGGCGCGCTGAAAACAATGACTAATCAACAAGCGTGCGCCATCGCAAACGCCATGAACGATCAGTTTCCACCCTACACCGATCGGTTCTGGAAGGTTGTAGAGGACGGCTACAAGCTCAACCGCGAAGATTGGCCGGTCACGCTCGATGAACCATTCTGAGAACATAACCGGCCAACGTGATCACGAAAAGCGGTCAAAAACTTCTCAAACCAAGCGAGGGCAACCATGCAAGAGATCGGACAGGGTGAATACAAGGCGGCAAAGAAACGCGCCAACAGGGCGATCACCGCACTTGAACTGGCATACAGGACCGCGGCATTCTCGGCATTTTGCGATGAGAAGCCACCAAAGGTCAAAAAACCACGCCGTAAACTCGCCAAACTACCACCCAAGAGAGCCCGCAAGGTCACCAAATCATGATCAAACTCACACCGATCACGCACAAAAAGGCCAAAACCTACGTGCGCGAACACCACCGGCATCTCAAGCCACCGGCCGGCGCCGTGTTTGTCCTCGCCGTGAGCGATGAGGAGGGCACATTGCGAGGCGTGGCGCTTGTGGGTAGGCCAGTTGCGCGCATGCTTGATGACGGCCTCACGCTCGAAGTCACACGTGTTGCCACTGATGGCGCACGCAACGCCTGCTCCATGCTTTACGGCGCAGCTCGCAGGATCGCCTTTGCAATGGGCTACACCAAGATCGTGACCTACACCCTGCCAGAAGAGGGCGGCGCAAGCCTGCGCGCGGCAGGCTGGAAAAACGAGGGCGAGGCAGGCGGCGGATCATGGTCGCGCGATGAGCGTCAACGTGATCTACCACTGCGCGGCGAAGTCAAAACGCGGTGGGTGTTTCCACATTAGTTGACAACCAACACGCCGGCGATCTACGCTGAGCGGGCAACCTCAAACCAGGGCACCCAATGAGTCTGCAACCCGACACCACCACCACCACCACGCCTGAACTGCCACCAAGGCCGCTCAACGCAGTGGCCTACGCCACACCGCTTGACGTGTGCAAGAAAACCAAACTCACAGGCGGGCCGATCGCAGTGTTCGGCGTTCCGATCGATCGATCCCTATTCGTGCGGGCCATGCGCGCCAACAAGAAGCCGCCGATCAAGTGGTCAGTGCGTTTCAGTGATCCCAAGCCGGGCTATGTTCCTGCCGATCAAAAACACCCGTGGGCAAACATCAGCCTAGACGTCACGTGGCCTGACGGCGGCCGGGCGATCTTCTATGGTATCAACCCCGAGGCACCACCAAAGGCGCGCAGGGGCAAGGCCAGCGGAAAGCCTTGCAAGCGAAAGACCATCAAGGTGATCCGAATCATGGATAAACCCGCAACCGAGCCCGCAACGATCGGCGCTCAGAGCGTCACGCGGCGCACGTACGTCAAAAACGGGTATGGCGTATTCTGTCATATCACACAGATCAACGATCAACCGATCACGATCTCGTGCAATCAGCCGGCAGATCAGAACGCGCTCAACTCAATCAGGTTCGATTCATTCGAGCACGCGATCGAAGTGGCAACGCGCCTGATCGTCGACGAGCAAACAACAACCAAACCAAAAAAGTGGAGCAAATAGTATGTGGGTATTTTTCAAAACGGGATTTGTATCAGTGGTCAAGGTACAAGCGGGCAAAGCGGCAAGTGGGCAAGCAATGGCGCCGCGCGATTATTATCTTGATGAGGTGATGGTTAGATCTCGCTCACCGCAACACCTGATCAGTTTTGGCTGTAAGCCTGAGCGAATCATTACCACGCCACACGCAGACTACGGCTACCGGGTGATCATGGATCGCGCTGAGTTTATCGAGCATATGCTCGAACATATGCGGGCGATCGAGTACGGCAACTTCAAGGGGGCAATCAGCGCGGCCGGGCAGGCCTCAACCGCATTCCTGTGTGCGCTCAATGACGTTTGGAGCGTCATGTATCAGTTTCAAATCAACGACAAAAAAGGCGGCACCAAATGAATAAGATCAACCCATTCAGTTGTCCGGGTTGCGGGCATGTCCACGATCTACGCGACACACCAGAGGGCGCGCTTAGCTATGAGTTCACCACAACCGCACCCACTGAGGCCGGCGTGGGTATACCTAAACCTTTCGAGGTTCAACGGTGCATTTTTACGCTCAGGGAGCGCGAGGATAGCCGAATCGTGCTCACGTACGATCCAAAGTGCACCCACACCGCGGCCGGTATGGATCTTGTGCTAGACGCAGCACAGGTGATCAAATCAGCCAAGCGATCAGGCAAAACGGAACACTACCGCGAGCGCCTGATCGTTGAATTGCAGTCACACCTTGCTGATGCGCTTGAGAAGATCCACAAGATGAGCGCACAGAAAGAAACGCGTGAGGCGGTGATCGAATCAATCAAGGGCGACGTGATCAAGCTCACCAGCAAGGTTGATGAGTTCCGATCGATCATGGCCAGCATAAGGGGTGAGCGTGATCACGCAGTGGCTCAAGCGGCAGCAAACGATCAGGCGTTTACTGATGCCTCAGCAGTGCGGGCCATTATTTCAAACTCGCAATCAAAGGCCATGCTACGCATGGCGGCGGCGCTGGCAGACCTTTTGCCGATGCACCCCAACGAGCCAAGATCAGAACACCAAAGCCGCGGCGAGGCGATCACCATGCACGCGATCGTGCTCACAGACGCCGAATGGGCCGCGTGGCTCACCCGCTCAAGCCATTGACCACGCTTTGATCTGGTGTAGGGTGCAATAAGGCCACGAAAACGGCCACGCGTCGCAGTAGCGGCGGGCACAGGCCACGCAATGACGACCTCTTGCGTGGCCTTTTGCTTGGGGCCAGCAATGAGCAAGCGACACAACAGCGGGGCCGCGATCCTCAGACCGCGCAAGATCGGCAAGGCCACCAAAATCACCAAGGCGGGGCCTGCCGCTTCGCTCACGTCGATCTCTGAGCTGAGCGACGCCGAATTTGACTCGCTGATCGAGTCAAGTTTTACTGAGGAAGTGCGCGAGCCGTTGATCGGCTTCACGGATTGCGGCGATGAGGCGGACTTTTGGTTGCCTGAGTGATCCCGCGTCACTAAGATCAAGATCGTGATCACACCCTCAACACCATCTAACGCGCTCGTCATCAACGGGCCGGTGCTCTACCCGAAACAATACCGCGCGATCATGGATCCGGCGCGGCATTGCTTTATTGAGGCCAGCACCAAGGCTGGCAAGACGTTTGGCTGCATCGTTTGGCAGTTCGCACAGTGTTGTGCGCACGAGGGCAGGCGGCACCACTGGTGGGTTGCACCCGTCTACAAGCAGGCGCGGATCGCCTATGAGCGGGCCAAGGAATACATACCCAAACAGGCCATCAAATCAATCAACGATGGCGAGATGTTTATCAGGCTGATCAACGGCGCCACGTGGACATTCAAAAGCGGCGAAAAGCCGGACAACCTCTTTGGCGAGGACGTCTATAGCGTCGTGATCGACGAGGCCAGCCGTTGCCGCGACGCAGTTTGGCAGGCGATCCGCTCAACCCTGACTGCCACCCGCGGCAGTACCCGCGTGATCGGCAACGTCAAAGGCCGAAAGAACTGGTTTTTCAGGCTATCACGCAGAGCGCAGAGCGGTGTTGAGGGCTACGCATACCACAAGCTCACCGCCTACGACGCGGCCGAGGGCGGGGCCATTGCGTACGCTGAGATCGAGGAAGCCAAGGCCGACCTTCCTGATCACGTATTCCGAGAGCTTTACCTTGCTGATCCTTCCGAGGATGGCAGCAACCCGTTTGGCATCAAGCCGATCGAACGCGCCAACAAAGGGCTCACCCACAAGCCGGTTGTGGTATGGGGGATCGACTTAGCCAAGTCGGTTGACTGGACCGTGCTTTGCGGCCTCGACGCTGAGGGCAATGTTGCTGAGCTTCAAAGATTCCAGCGCGATTGGCAGTCAACGATCGCATTTATCAAGGCCACAGTCGGCGGCACCCCGGCGCTGGTTGACAGTACAGGGCTCGGCGATCCGATCCTCGAAGACCTACAGAGCGCGGGCCTTGATAACTACGAAGGGCTCGTTTTTACCGGGCCATCAAAACAAAAGCTGATGGAAGGCCTAGCGCTCGATTTTCACCGCGGCATCATGACGATCGGCAACGAGGATTTGGTTGACGAACTAAAAGACTTTGAGTTTGTTCACACGCGCACCGGCGTGCGCTACAGTGCGCCAGACGGCGCACATGATGATACTGTTTGCGCACTTGCGCTTGCGCGGCAACACTTTAGAAACAACCTCACACCCTCAGAATGGTGGACCTAATGAGCGACGAAACAAACGACGGCGGTGGCATGCAGAACCATAATGACGGCATGCAAAACGTGCTCACCAAACTCGGCACAACCAAGGATCGCACACACCGATCAAACACTGAGATCGTGCAATCCGAAATCATTGATCCGATCTCGCTCACCTCGCTCTACCGAGATGATCATTACGTCGCACGCGTCATCGACCTCATGCCAAACGAGAGCACCCGGCGAGGATTTGAGATCACGGTCGACGATCACGAACTGCAAGAAGATGTGCGTTACCATTTCAAGCGGCTTGGCCTGATCAAAAAGCTCAACCTTGCCAACAAGTGGGGCCGGCTGTACGGCGGCGGCGCCGTTGTGCTCGGCATCAGCGACGGTAAGCAGCTCAGCGAGCCCGTTGATCTCGAAGCGGTGAAAAGCGTGGACTGGGCGCTCACTCTCACCCGTCACGAACTGATATCAGACACGATCGAGAATGACCCAGCCGCCCCTTGGGGCTACGGCAAGCCAGCAACGTACAGGCTCAGCACAAACGTTGTGCACACTACCGGCAAGCTCAATCACGGCGATGTGATCCACGCGTCACGCGTGCTGAGGTTCGCGGGCACACAACTGCCTGAGCAGTACGGCGCGGAAAACGATTACTGGGGCGATCCCGTTGCTCAGCGTTTGATTGAATCAATCACGAATATCGTCAACTCAGATCGAGCGATCGGAAACACGATCCAAACATTCAATCAAGCCGTGTTCAAAAAGGCCGGCCTTGCGCAGATCATGCAGGGCGCGGGCGGCGAGGATAAGCTGATCGACATGTTCACCACGATGAACATGGCGCAATCGATCCTCGGCATGATGATCGTAGATAAAAACGAGGAGTTCCAGAAGATCCAAACGCCAGTGTCAGGCCTTGCCGAACTTCACAGCGTCATGGTTCACGCCTACTGCGCGGCGGCTGACGCACCAGCCACGATCCTGTTTGGTACCCCGCCAAACGGCCTGAGTACCGACGACAAAAGCGGCCGGCAAAACTGGTTTGCCAAGGTGCGCAGCAACCAATCGGAAAACTACGTTCCCAATATTGAGTACGTGGTTGAGTTGATCCTAGCATCACTCGACGCTCTCGACGCTGACGCAAGCGTCACACCCAACCCGCTCGAAGAGCTCAACGACCTTGAGCAATCAACGATCTTCAAGACCTACGTCGACGCAGCAGCATTGCTGATTGATCGAGGCGTGCTGATGCCACTTGAAGTGCGCCTGAGTTTTTTTCAATCAGGCCGATTTTCGCCAAACATCACCCTGCTTGATCTTCCAGATCTCGACGGCGCCAGCGGTGGCAACTCATTCGGAAAAGCACAAAACGAGGCACCCGGCGACGTTGAAGGCGATCCGGCCGGCGATCTCGAATCCGAGGGCATGCCGGCCAGATCTGACGGCAGCCAAGCACAACCACTGATGCCGCCAAGCGAAGCAAGGCGCCAAGCGGCCAAGGGCCTTGACCTTCGCAAGCGCTTCAAGCACGGCGGCAGTGCAATGAGCCTCGTGCGCGCCAGCCACATCGCAGCGGGCCGACCCATGACCGTTGACGAGATCCGAGGCCTCAAGCGCTTTTTTGACGCCAACGAAAGCACCAAAAACACACCACCCGAAAAAGGCCGCGGCAAAATCAACTGGCTCCTGCACGGCGGCACACCCGCGCGCATTTGGGCGGATTCTGTGATCACGATGATCGACGCTCACCGGCTCACACGCACAAACACCACCACAAACGATCGTGATCACAACGACGCCAACACCGATCCGCACGCAAAACGCTCAAGCCGGCGCAAGGTGCAAACTGAGATCGAGGCGGGCCGAATGAAGCCAGCAAAATCATTCAAGTGCAAGGTCTGCAAAAAGGCGCAGGCCACCGAGTATGACCACGTGAGCGGCTACGACGGCGACGATGCCAAGCTCAGCGTTGAGCCCGTTTGCGCAAGCTGCCACCACAAACGCACCAACAAGCGAATCAAAGACGGCAACAACGAGTAACAGCGATGGCGACACAACCCAAACAACAGGCGCCAAAGCTCAACAAGAAGCCGCGCCTGCCGCGGTCATTCAGCATGCTTGCGAGCGAATACGCGCTTGCACTCGAAAGCAAAGTGGCCGGGCCAACCCAAGAACGCCAACTGATCAAAGCCGTGATCACGACAATCAACCAAGCCTACGCCGAGCGATACGATGCTCAGCCAGATCCAATCACGCCAAAGGGTTACGCCGAGGGCCTCAAGGCGATCGATGGTTTTCAGATCAAGGCTATGGACGATCAAAACCAAGCGGCCACCCATAGGTTGATCGAGGGGCACCTTAAAAAGCTCAGCAACCACAACCAAAACGACCTAGAAGATCAATGGATCAAGGTGCTTGGCATCAGCCCATTGATCCCTAACGATCCAAACGTGTTCAAGATCCTAATGGCCACCACCAGCACAAGCGTTGACAAGATCAAGACCCTTGAGGCGATCCACTTTGGCAGCCTCAAAAGCATGCTGATCATGAGCTATTCACGGGGCGAAACCACCGAGGATCTCACCAAGAAGATCCAAAAGCAGTTCGGCGTTACAAGGTCACGCGCTCGATTCTACGCAGTAAATGAGATGGGCAACCTCAACGCGGCGCTCACTGAGCACAAGCAGACAGAGGCAGGCGTCACCCGCTACATTTGGCGCACAAGCGAGGATGAGCGCGTACGCGACACACACGCCACAAAGAACGGCGAGATATTCGAGTGGGCCAACCCACCCGAGGACACAGGCCACCCCGGCCGTGACTACCGTTGCCGCTGCACCGCTGAGCCGATCCTTGATGACGAGGACATGCCTGATGATGCTGATTTCTGGAACGCGTTTGAGGATGAGCCCGCGCAGGATCCACACTTGGTGGCCAAAGATCTACGTTCAGAGCTTGGCTTGTCACAGGCCGTGGTGGCAAAGGATATGGGCCACAGTCGCGGATGGCTCACCCGGTATGAGACGGGCAAGTCAGCACTCAGCCTTGAGGACATGGGCCGGCTCAGGGCCTACTACGCAGAGAAAGGGGCCACGCCTGAAACACTGGCGCAGATCTTCGGCGAAACACCAGAGCTACCGTGGCGCCCGTCAGTGGTTGCACCACCCAAGCCGATCGTACCTAAGCCGGCAACGCTTGGCGGCAATGGCCTGCCAGAGCTTGACGCTGAGGACGTGATCACGGCCATTGAGCGTGGCGAGCTTTTTGAGTTCAAAAAGCGTGCGACCGATGAGTATTTCGACAGCAACGATCAGGTGTTTGATATTGTTGAGGCACGATGGAAAAAAATGCTCAACGACTCAGGCCTCACACCCTCAGCACCGGGCACGTCTACAATATTTAATGCGACACAATTTGATGAGATCAACAAGGAGCTGACTGCGCTTAAGGATGGCCTTAATTGGCACAGGCTTGATCGTGTGGCTATCCTTAGGGCAAAGGGTGAACGCGTATCCGAATCAAAACTTCTTGAGCAAGATCCACTTTTCGCCAACTTTTGGGATAAACTCGACCCTGTACTTAAAAAGGATTACGCCAAGGAATACGCCGCCCTGATATCAGATCCTTATGAGCTTGAGGTTAGCGCTGGTTATGGGTTCAAGGGTGGCAAGTTTATGGCAGGCCCTGAGCCTCAGCGCATGGCTGATTTGCTTACAATGATCAGGGGCAGTGATGCTTATAGCACAGAACGCCACCTCGCAAACATTGCCGCGCGCGAGGCAGAGATCGCAATGGATCTGGCCGATAATGAATCCATGATGAGCAGTGTTCTTGATATAATGAAGCGCCTTGAGCGGCGCATTGACGCAATACCAAAAGATCAAAGGTTCTCGACTGCTGAGATTTTTGAGAACTACCTGACGAAGCAGGCAGCCCGATTCAGGGTTGAGGATATCGACGCCATACCTATGCACGGCAGTTTTAAATACACCGACCTTTTAGGTGGCAGGCTTACAGGCAAGAAGCCAAGGCGCAAGGCCGCAAAGCTGGGTCAGATTCACAATGGAATCATGAGGTCTGGTGATGAGATATTCACGTCCTTTGAGCAGGTTGGTTATGCGCCGTTTGGTGCTCCGCCGCCTATGGATTCGATCCTTGAGTTTGTTAAGAAAACAACCGCAGAGGATAAGGTTGCTGATGCGATATCTAAGAAATACATGCGTGGCATGTTGCGAACAAAGGGGGGAGGTAAGCGCCCGATTTATCACACGTTTATTGAGGATAGGGCATACCACAGTGATGGCAGGAATGGTAAGTATGGGATCATCAACGTTGGCTATGAGAAGGGTGCGTACAAAGCTGAGGTGATCACGCATGAGTACGGCCACGCAGCCGAGACTTTAAACCCGGTGCTTGACGAGGCAGCTAAGCGGTACTTGCTCAAGCATGCCAAGTTGAGCGGCGCAAGTGTCACCGAGATATACAAGGGCACCACCGAGACTGGTTGGAAGTTAGACGGGTTTAGTAGCCATTATTCAGGAAAGATCTATGGGAAAGTTGCGCCGCAAGATCATAGTGATTTGCGCGCAACCGAGATCACATCGATGGCGATCCAAGAGGTTGGCACGGGCAAGCCGATTAAGAATGATGGCAGGAACGTCAACCTGATCAAGTGGCTGGTTTCAGTGGTCAGCGGTGACTTTCAGTAAGCAAGGCCAGACTTAGTGGGCTCAGGTATGTAGGGTTGATCGGCAACGATCTTGAGCACAAAAGCTTGCTGATTTTCAGCCGCTGCTTGCATGATCCTTTTTGCGGCGGTGGGTTGTGACGCCTGCCATTCCATGCCGGCGATCTCTTCGCTCAGTGACTCAAGCAGATCAATAAAGGTGCCGCTATCAGCCTCAAGGCCGTTGGCCATCAGGGTTGCGCCGTCGGTGCCTTTGCGCTGGTATGATGCGATCACGCGCTCACTTGTTCGCCCCGGATTGCTGATCAGCATATAGAGTTGCGTGGTTGTTTTTGACTTGCTGGTTTTCATTTGGTGGCCTCAGTATCAGCGGCGGCTTTTGTGGCCACCAGGTTTAAGATTAGTTTGCGGGCGGGGCCGGTGCAGTTGCGCGCGGCGCTGAGTTTGCGATCGTTGGCCTCCCAAGACTTGACGGTGCGCAGGCCAACGCAAAGCTCCTCGGCGAGCTGCGCTTGTGTCAGGTGCAAGTATGCGCGAGCGGCGCGCACGTCGCTTGGCGTCAGTGGATCGAATGACAGATCGGGGATCAGCGGATCAGGGTCGATCGTGATCACGGGCTTGGGTTCAACGTAGTATGGGCTCCGCGTTGCTGATTTCTCAGGTGATGACTCGGGCAAGATCGTGAAATTGTAGTGGCTCATGGGCCGATTGTGCACCAACAGAGATCCGGCCGTCAACAGGCCCACGATGACCGCACAGCCCGCGAGCAACCAAGCGGCAATACTCACGCGCAAAGCGCGGCGCAAGCGCGCTCTGTGCCTCTCAGGCGTGCGCAAGGGCACCAACACGCCGATGTTGTACAGGCCACACCCGGCGCACCGGTGAGCGATAAGCGAGCGGCGCGAGCCGGTCCGGCCGGCGCCTATGCAGCTCTGGCAGATAAAGGCGGTTGATTGTTTCATTGGGTGCCTTTATTTTGGTTGGTTGCCACTAATGTTTTTGTGTCGGTTAGGGTTACACCAAAAAAGCCCACCGGCGGTAAGCGGGTGGGCGGGTCGGAGGGTCTGCCGGGTTAGTCTTGTTCGATGTTGAATCCATCGGCCGTCGTGGTGAACGAAAGCGTTTGCGCGTTTCCAATGACGACCGCCCGCTCAAGCATCGCGAGCAGCTTCGGGCGTGTTTCGCGTGCCGAGTACACTCCAACAATAACAACGAACTTTGCGCTATAGTTTGAAGCGTTCACGAATTCGATTGCTGCGGTGGCGGTCAAGTTTTTCATGGTTCGTCTTGGGTTTCGGTCCGGCTTCATTGCCTTGCCCTACCCTCAATACATTAGTGGCGTCCAAGGCCTTTGTCAACTTATGTGAGCGAACCACCGAACACCCGCAAACCCGCATAGAATAAGGGTGATCGCAAGGTCACGGTTTTTAGGTGGAAATAAATCGACATGAGCTGTCGATTTTTCGTGATCACACCCTGAGTCAAAGCATGGTGCACAAACGGTCAAAAGTGCCCTGATCGCATTGACATAGCGTCACAATCACAAAGTATTAGGCAGTAAAACAAAACGAGGGCACACCTTGAAAGTCACACGCCTAGACAAAGGCCTACTCAAAACATCACGCAAAACGCCAGAGGGTTACCTCATGTTCGAGGGCTATGCGTCACGCGCTGGCGTGTTCAGGTACCGCGATCAAGCGGGCGTGATCACGGCTGAGTTGAGGCCAGCCTCTGAGGTGGGCCGCGCTGACTCACTGGCAACCCTCGCACGCAAACCCGTTACCAATACGCACCCCAATGTACCCGTCACCGCTGAAAACGCAGACAGGTTTAGCGTGGGCGCGCTTGACGGCGAAGTGAACTGGGAGTCTGACTTTGAGGACGGCTTTATCAAAGTGCGCGGCATTGTGCAGCGCAAGGACGCCGTTGACGCAGTCGACGCAGGGCGCCAAGAACTCAGTTGCGGCTACACGTGCGATCTCGACGAAACACCGGGCCAGTGGACAGACAGCCTCGGCGCCGTGCACGAGTACGACGCGATCCAACGCAACATCACATACAACCACCTCGCACTGGTCGACAAAGGCAGGGCGGGCAGTCAGGCACGGCTACGTGTTGACGCTGCAATGGTTGACGATGACACCGAACAAACACCACAGCCCAAACAATCAGGGCAAGCAGGAGCTAAAATGAAGATCCGAATTGACGGCCAAGAGTACGACATCACCGAGGAAGCGGCCATCAAGCGCGCGCTTGACGCTCAGCAAAAGCGCAACGACGAGGCCGCGGCCAAACTCGCTGAGGCTGAGGCCAACGCACAGGCGGCACAGGCAGCAACCGTTGAGGCCGTCGCAAAAGCTGACGCAGCAACCGCACAGCTTGCCACCGTCACCGCAGAGCGTGACGTGCTCAAGCTCGACGCAGACAAAGCACCGCCAATAACTGATGCAGCCGAGCGCATGGCTTGGCACACCGAGCGCATGGAGCTCAGCAAACGAGCTGACGCGCTGGCGATCGAAGTTGAGGCCGAGGCCAGCAACGACGAGATCAAGCGCGCAATCGTGCTCAGCCGTTTCGACGCTGAGGACCTGCCAACGCAGGCGCACATTGACGCGGCATTTTCGCTGATGAGCAAAGACACCGCAGCACCCGCACCGACCACAACCCGCGCTGATTCTCAGCAACAGGAGCCGTCAGGCGTTGTTGCCGCAGAGGACGCCTATCACGCGCAGTTTCGCTAACGAAACGACGGCAGTGATCACGATCAACGAACACAGAAAGAACACACAGGACAAATAAAATGGCGCTTCAAAACTACATCAGAGACGGCCTCTATAAAGGCCTCGTTGGCGAACCATCGAACAACAGCCCACTCAACCTTGCGATCACGTGTGTCAACGACGCACCACGCGCAGCACAGGTGAGCACGGTTGTGGTCGACACCGCCGTTAACTCGGCAGCTTATACCGTCACCGTTGACGGGATCGACGTAACGTATACGGCTGACGCATCAGCGACCAAGATCGAGATCGCGGACGGCCTTGCTGCCGCGCTCAATTCTGAGGGCCTGATCAGCGGTCGAATCAAAGCGGCAAGCAATGGCGTGGATACCGTCACGCTCACCGCTCGCGTTGGCGGCGAGGCCTTCACGCTCAGCGAGTCTGATGCGAACCTCACCTCTGCAACCTCAAGCGCAAACGCAGTGGCAGCACCGCTCTACATGGGCCGTGCGGTCAAACTTGATCCAAGCGTCACCAACGCTGACAATCAGGCCGTGGAAGCTGCAAGCGCATTTTCGGCGCTCGCATACGTGATCACACCTGCCGCGGTTAACCTTGCGGCTTACCTTGTTGATGTAACGTTCCGCGGTCAGGGCTACAAGGCTCAATATACCGCTGATGCATCAGCAACCGTGCAAGAGATCGTGGAAGGCCTGCAAGCGGCTTTGGCTGGCTTGCTGCCTGCCGGCGTTGTTGCCACTGAGAACAACACCACCCTCACGCTCACCGCGGCAACACCGGGCGACACGTTCACCGTTTCGGCTGGCTCAAGCGCAGCAGCTGCAACAATGACCGTCACGCACAACTTGAGCGCTGACACCTCGGCAGACCTCGGTCTGATCGGCGTGGCTCAGCGTGACATGACGCGCGAGATGGAAGTTGGATCGGAAGATCCTTTCTTTGCTGGCAACAGCGCGATCCCGACCCAGTTCTCAGGCGTGATCAATGTGCCGATTGAGGCGCCGATCACAAGCCTGAGCCAGGGTGTCTATGTGCGCGTGGCAGCCAACGGCGCGCTTGACAAGATCGGCGGATTCTCACCCGTGGCAGGTACCGGCTTGGTTCTTTGGAACAAGGCAAAATGGGCACGTCAACTTGAGTCGGGCCTTGCCTCACTCAAGCTGATGGCCTGATCAACCAAGCGGCTGATCACTGATCGCTGAAACAACATAACCGTTTAAGAAAACAGGACAAATAAGATGATTAAGATCAAAAGAAAAATCGAAGTGGTTCGCGCTGATGATATTGCGTTCATTGACGCACGCATGAGCGAGCGCCATGACGCTGATATCACGGCGATCGGATCGGGCCAGTTCTTCAAGCGACAGCTTGAGCACGTCTATTCGACTACCTATCAAGCATCAATGCCGATGCCGAACAGCCTCCGTTTGTTCCCGGTGGATACCGAGATCAACGAGGGTGCGACCTCGTACGTTCACCGTATGATGGAGCCCGTGGGTGAGGCGATCGTGATCTCGAATTACGGCAACGACCTTCCACGCGTGAACACGGTGATGCGTGAAGAGGTCAAGCAACTCAAGGATATTGGTAATTCCTACAGCTACTCGATCAAAGATATCGCCAGCGCACGCATGACGGGCGCCAACATTGACGGCGATCGTGCATACGCTTCGCGTGAGGCCATCGAGCGCAAACATAATGAGATCTTCTGGTGGGGCCTCGCTGAGTTCGGCCTCTACGGCGCGCTTAACCACAACTCGATCCCGCGCTTCATTTTCTCGGTTGCGCTCAACAGCGCAAGTGATCCAGACGATGTGGTTAACGAGCTCAATGCGTACGTTAACAGCGTTAACGCGCTCACCAAAACCACCGCGTTTGTGGATACATTGGTGCTGCCGGCTGACGAATACGCGTACGTGATGAGTACGCCACGGTCGCCAAACAGCGACACTACGATCGGCCAGTTCTTGATCCTCAATAATCCGTTTCTCAAAACGATTGAACAGGCGTGGGAGCTCGGCGGTGATATCGTTCACAATAACGGCCAGTCGCTTGCTTTTGCTTACCGCAAGAGCCCGCTTGTGGCCAAGGTTGTCGCGCCGATCATCTATCGTCAGTTGCCAATGGAGCGCAAGAATCTTGAGTTTGTCACCAACTGCACAGGCATGAACGGTGGGTTCTACTCACCCAAGCCGCTTGAAATCTGCGTTGGTGAATTGCTTGCCTAATGGCGGCAAGATGTGATCAACTCGTGATCACGATCATTTGCGGGGGGCGACCCTCGCATAAACGGGTGCGGCCGGCTTGTTTGGGTTGTCTGCCGCACCCTTTTTTAATCCAAACACAACCCAATTTAAGGTGATCAAAATGAGCGAAAAACAAGATCCAAAGGCAGCCGCAACTGAGCAGAAAACGGTCCTCATTGAGAGCAAGCTGATCTATCCCCTCACCGTGAGCCGCCAGATCCGCGAGGAAAACGGCGCCTTGAAGTCTGGCAGGCGTACGATCAGCATCGTGCCGGCCAACATTCAGATCAACGATCTGCCACTTGGCACCACCCCGATCCCCTCTGACGTTTGGCGCGAACTGATGAAAATGCCACAGATCGCCACTAAGCTCAAAAACGGCACACTCAAGGTTGTTTCGTAATGAGCACGTCCAGCGACAAATTACGAGGGCTCTGGCCTGAGTTTGCCACCGATCCCGCTGATGCCATCGTTGATCTGTTCATTGAAACGGCAACGAGTCAAATGAGTGTCACGAGGTGGGGCAAACTCTTTGAGCTTGGCGCGATCACCCTTGCCGCGCATATGCTCGCACTGCGCAAGCGCTCACTTGCTGCCGCTGGCAGTGCACTTGGCGGGCCAGTGGGCGGCCTCACTGCGCTGAGCACGGGCGACGAGTCGATCAGCTTTGGTGCCGTGGGCGCGGCCACCGCTGATGAGTTTGACACCAGCCTACGCACCACCCCGTACGGCCTCGAATTTTTAAGGCTCAAGTCACTTCTTGTGCTCACACCGATCAACGTCTGAGGTGATCCCGTGGCAACCAAAACCAAGATCAAAGACAACGACAAAACAAAGACCATCTTTGCTGAGCTTGCGGCGCTTAACGGGCGCACACTTGCCGTTGGTGTGATCGGGCATGCGGCACAGTGGAGCCCCGGAAACGGCGGCGCCAACATGGCTGACATAGCCACGTTCAACGAGTACGGCACACGCACGATCCCGGCGCGGCCTTTCATCAGAACGGCGATCGACGAGAACGCGGCATCCTACGAGAAAATGATCAAGAAAGGCCTCGGCTACCTCGTCAAACCGGGCGGCGCCATCACCCTACTCAACCGGCTATCGCTCAAGGCCGTTGCTGATGTTCAACGCAAGATCGTGACGATCAAAAAACCGCCAAATGCGGCGAGTACGATCAAGGCAAAAAAATCATCTAACCCGCTGATCAACACGGGCCGCATGCGGCAATCGATCAGCGCAGAAATCAGGCTGAAAACATGAAACCACTTTTGATCAACCTTGTTGCGATCACCCACTTGCGCATTGGCGGCCGTACACTCACACCACCACCAAACACCGACCGCGGCCGGGCCGATCGCTATATTCAAATCTTTGAAATCAGCGCGGCAAAGGCCGTTGTTGCTGCCAAGCAAATGCAGCCAGCTTTTGATCACGACACGCAGGCACTCACCCGCGCAGGCGGCGTGACTTGCGCATCATTTTACGGGCCGTTCAAGGCGGCAACCGCCACGGCCCCTGAGCCCGCGCCTACTGAGCCCGCAAAGCAAGAGGCCACACTCACGCCTGAGCCGGCCAAAGGGGCCGGCACAGTGCCAGACGTTAAGCCTGAGCCCGCAAAAGAGCCAGCCACTGAAACACGGGCAAGCCAGCGCAAGCGAAGGCCAGCACGCGAAACAAACAGCAAATGATCAACGCTCGCACATACACCGTCAAACGCTTTGCCAAGACGCTCACCAATGGTGTGATCACGGTTGCTGAGGTCTCGACGTTTGAGATCGCGGGCAATGTGCAGCCTATGAGTGATCGGCAGATCAATGCGGCGCCTGAGGGCTTCCGCGAGATGCCGGGCGGCAAGTTCAAGTTTTACACCGAGGATCTCAGCAAGCCGATCCTCGTTTCAGGCGGAGGCTTGATCGATGGCACCACTGAGCCTGACGCGATCGAGTATATGGGCGGCCTGCTCTACGTGCATGGGATCGAGGATCGGCGCCACGGCCTGATTCCCCACATCAAGTATTTGTTGATCCAACCGCAGGTGCCGGCAACATGATCGACGTTTACCAGCCAACGCACGCAGAGATCAGCGCACGGGCTTTTGTGATCAGCGCGCTTGCGCTCGCAGGGATCACCACCGAGGTGCTCTATGCGAATCAGGGCGCGGTGCGCCTGCCGGTGCCGTTTATCACGGTACAGGTGATCACAGATATTGAGGGCCACACCCCTGAGGTGATCACGATCGAGGGCGACACTGCCGGAATGGTCAACACTGAGATCCACGAATACCGCACAGGCACCGCAACGATCGCTTGTTATGGGCCAACCTCGTGGGCGCTGGCACACGCGATCGCGCGCGCGGTTTACGCGGTAAACGAGATCGAGTTTTTCGCGATCAACGAAGTGAGGGCGATCACCGATGCGCCTGAGCCAATGGCCACTGGCTTTGAGCGGCGCGCGATACTTGACCTTGCGATCAGCTATACAGACTTGAACGTGATCACAAACAGCAATCAGGCGCTTGAATCAACCACGATTACTGGCACAATCAACGGCGTTGACGCCGAAATCACAGAAAATTGGCCAACATAACGGAGCCCCATAATGTCTCTTGACAGCATCATTGATATTGATATCGCACTTTCTAGCCCATCGGTTTCGCGCGCGGGCTTTGGCACCCCAATGCTTTTGGCCTCAGGCCTCGGCGCGGGCTTTACTGAGCGCATCAGGTTCTATTCGAGCGCAACAGAGGTTGCGGCAGACAGTGATCTCAGCGCAAGCGCACAGGCTCGCGCAACCCTAATGCTTGCGCAGGCACTTAGGCCTGATCGCATTGCGGTGGGTCGACGTGAGGCGGCCGTTGCGCAGGTTGATACTCTGGTTGTCACTGCCGCGGCTGATGGTGTTTATACCGTCACGATCAACGGCATTGATTTTGCGTTTACCGCCACATCCTCAACCGTGACGGCAATCCGTGATGCGCTTTTGGCGGCCATCAACCTCGGATCTGAGCCTGTCACCGCGGCGTCCGTATCAACCAACACGTTGACGCTCACCGCAGATGTTGCGGGTGTTCCGTTTCTGGTTTCGATCGTCAGCGTGTCACCGATTACGCTCAGCACCACCGTTGCAAACGTAGGTGTCACTTCTGAGATCTTGGCCGTTGAGGCTGAGAGCTCGGCTTGGTACGGCCTTGTTCTTGAGTCACGAGATGATACGGACATTCTGCTTGCGGCCGGGCAGATCGAGGCCATGCAAAAGGTGTTTATCGCGCAATCAAACAGCGCAGATCTGATCACCGTGGCCACCACTGACATCGCCAGCCAGATCAAGGCGCTGAGCTACCGGCGCACGCACGTTGCTTATATCAGCAGTGACACGAACCATTACGATGCAGCGCTTGCGGCCTCATTCTTGTCGTCAGACTTTGACGAAACGGCGCCAACGGCAACGCACTTGATCTTGCAGGGTGTGACAAGCGAAGAGCTTGGCACCACCGCACAAGCTAACCTTGAGGCCAAAAACGCTGGGTTCTACTCGACCCTGTTCGGCCTGCCGGCCGTTGCCAACTGCCTCACCGCGGCAGGTTACGATCTGGAACTGATCGTTACGGTCGACTGGGTTAAGGCGCGCATGAGCGAGGCCGTAGCACAGCTTTTCAGCAACCGCGCAAACGGTCGCAAGCGCATTGGCTTTGATGATATCGGCTTTCAAATGGTTGCCGCTGAGGCTGAGGGTGCGGCGCTTGTTGGGGAAGACGTCGGGCACTTTATCAAGGGAACGGTTGTTTTCGAGGTTCCTGCGCGTGCTGATGTGGCCACCGCTGACGAGGCGATCAGCAAGTTGCGCATGCGCTTTGGTGCTCAGTATTCGGGCCGTACAAAATCGGTCAGTGTGCAGGGCTACGTGAGCCAGAGCTTTGCCGGCCTTTAATTGATGCCGGCTGAGCCGGCAAAACGTGATCACAAAACGAACAGGAGCTAAATAATGTCACGCAAAAAAACATACAACCTCGCCAGAGTGATCATGACGGTCAACGGCGTACCCATGAGCGGATTCGGTGAATCTGATGCCGCAAAGTGGGAGCCCAACAGTGATATCTGGGAGACAACCGTTGGCGCTGATGGCGAGTTGACGCGCAACAAAACCAACGACGACAGTGGCAAGTTAACGTTTACGTTCAGTAAGATGAGTATGAGCAACGGCGTGCTCAACGTGTTTTTGCAACTGGCCAAAAACCTCGGCATTGGCGACACGTTCACGATCATGATCAACGACCTCAACGGCGGTGACAAACTGATCGCGATCGACTGCTATATCGAGCGCGAGCCCGATCTTGCATTTGGCAAGACGGCCGGTGATAAAGAGTGGATCATCAAAACGCCAAGCGGCAAAACAAGCCACGGCGGATCGCTGATCTGATCGTGATCACAGCGGGGCACATCAGCCCCGCACTTATTGACCACCAACCCAAAGAGAAAAAGTGGAACACATCGAAACAATCAAAAGCGATCACGGCACTGATCACACCTACACCGTGATCCTGCACCCCGCAGAAGAGGGTTATGTGATCGGGCAAAAGTTGCTCAAGATCATCGCGGCGATTGCACCTCCGATCATTGATGGCGTCATGGGATCAAAGAGTGACTCAGGCCTTGGCGAAGTCGACCTTGATGCTCAGGTTCACGTGAGCGGCGAGGCCGTTGGTAGGGCAATCGGCATGGTTGCGGCAGAGATTGCGGCCTCAGGCGGCGTTGGGTTTATCAAGGATATCCTGAAATACACCACACGCACCAATGCTGAGGGCAATCCGGGACGCGTGGTGGAGCAGTTCAACCTGATCTACCAAGGCAACTACGGCGAGATGGCCAAGGCCGTTGCGTGTGCACTCAAGGCCAATTTCGGCCCCTCATTGCGCGCAAGCCTCGGGGCCGTGAATACGACTCCGCTGGGCGGCTTTCTGAGCAAGCTGCAAGGCTAGCAGAAAGCACCCAAGCTGATTGGGTCTTTTGGCGACCCGTTGAGCAGGGGCTTGCGCGCGATATTCGCGCGGTCAAACGTGAGTGGTCAATTTTAGAATTGATCGAGGCTCACGAGATCTTAGATCTCAGGGCAGACATTGAAGAACTTGCCGCGCGTGACGCCAAGAACAAAGATTAAATGAGGCCGTAATGCCAACAGTTCGAGAGCTTCTATATACGATCGGATTCGATGTAAACGACAACGCACTTGTGCGCGTGAATCGAAAGATCGTTGACGCAAAAAACTCTTGGACAAAGTTCGGCCTCAGGGTTGACGCTGGCCGCAAGAAGATCGATCGACTTGCGGCCACGGCACGCAAAAAACTGCCGTTCATTAAAAAGGAAATTGATTCGATGGGCGGGGGCCTTGGTGGCATGCTTGCGGGCGGTGCGCTCACCGCTGGCCTTGGCCTTGCTGGTAAAATGATGGTCGACAGGATCGGCGAGTTTGAGATGCTAAAGGCCCAGCTTGTGACGATCTTAGGCAGTGAAGAGGCCGCGGATTCCAAGTTCAAGGAGCTTCAAAACTTTGCAGCCACCACCCCATTCCAGCTCGCAGAACTCACCAACAGCTTTGCCAAACTATCGGCCACGGGCATCAACCCGACGATGGACGATCTCAATGATTTCGGCAACATGGCCGCGGGCATGGGCAAGACGTTTGATCAAATGGGTGAGGCCATCACTGATGCCTCAACCGGCGAGTTTGAGCGCCTTAAAGAGTTTGGCATTATCTCGAAAACTCAGGGCAATCAGGTTGAGTTCACCTTCAAGGGGATCAAGACAAAGGTCAAAAAAGAATCCAAGGAGATCGTCAAATATCTCAAAGACATATCAAAGGCAAACTTTGCTGGCGGCATGGAGCGACAGAGCGCCACCGTGCGCGGCGCGATCAGCAACCTCATGGACGGGATCGACGCGTTTTTTGCGCAGATCGGCGATGCCGGCTTGGCCAAAGAACTCAACGGTTTTTTCAGAGATCTCAGCGCAATCACCGGCGAGTCTGAAAGCCTCGCAACCGTGATCGGTCGCGTGCTCGGCTTTGCGCTCAGGCAGTTGCGTGATGGCCTCAAGTGGGCAAAGGAGCACTCAGCAGAGTTGAGCGTTGCGCTCGGTGTGCTTGCGGCGGCAATGGCGATCAAGGCCATGCACAGCCTGATCGCTGGTGTGATTCAAATGGGCGTGGCGTTTGCCACCGGCACCGGGCCGATCTGGCTCACCGCGGCGGCCCTGATCGCAATGGCGCTGATCGTTGAAAGCCTTGTTCAATACTTTGAAAACGGCGCCGAGGCCTCAATGATCGGCAAATGGTTTGAGGATACATTCGGAATGAAAGGCCCTGAGGCAGTCAAGCAACTCAAAATGAGCCTGCTGGCCATCGCTGGCGTGCTAATCCTATTGCTGATTCCTTTTGCACCCATCACCGCATTGATCCTTGCGATCGCGTTTCTGGCCGTCACCCTGATCGAATACTGGGACCAGATACCGGGCGCGTTTGGGAATATGATCGATGAGGTGATCACGTTCTTCAAGTACCTCTTTGGGTGGTTGATCCTCAGCATTTACAAGGTGTTCGAGGACTTCGCCACTGCGATCGGTGAGGGCGCGGCAGAGCTTTGGTTCCCTGTTCTCGACGCATGGGAGACGGTCAAAGCGCTAGTCAAGTCATCGGTCGACGATTTCGCCGCATATGTGTTTGCCAAGATCGCGTCAATTATGAACAAAATGGATCTGATCCCTGCCGCACTTCGCATGGTGCCGGGCTTTGGCGCGGCGTTGTCCGCGGGCGGATCAGTCGCAAAATTCATTGGCGGCGGCGCAGTAAACCCAACGATCGACGCCAACAAACGGCTCAACCAAATCAGCAACAACAGCCGATCAAGCTCGAACACAATCAGCGCACCCATCACCGTACAGGTTGACGGCAGTGCAGGCGGGCCGGGCATGATCAGCGAGCTTGAGAGCAAGCTCAGCGGCATCGTTGACAACCTATTTCGGCGCGCGGCTGATGACCTTGACGGCGCGGCACAGTAAGATCACCCTAACAAGGTCACGAAATCAGGGATCAAAA